TCCGAGAATTCCTCCACCAACGCCCGCGAAAAGAGCCAACTCATTCATGACCTACCTTTCATTGATTTCATTATTTGACGAATATGGTCTGGCAATGGTGCAGCCTTTAAATCGTCAGCTTTAATTTTTTCTAATGCGGCATCAGGCTCATTGCTTCTCGCAACTGTGAGCCTTACAACGTCATAAGGGTTTTGTTTAGGTGCGTTGGTGCTTCTAACCCAATTGCGCCAGGTTGCAAACCAATCTAGCTTCACGCCCTTTTGACCCGCTTGGGATATCCAATAATCCTTAAACTGGTCAAAGGTTTTGACAGGGCTAAGTTCTGGTCTTGTCTGTTGGCAAAACTGTTCCCATTCTTTTGGAAAACTAAAATCAGAGGCGAGGCGTTTGCCGAGCGTTTTCTTCTCTTTCTTTGTCTCTGTCTCTGTCTCTCTCTCTGTCTCTGGGATAGCAGTCTGCAAGCGTTCTGCTAGCACTCCGCTAACAACAGTAAAAAAGTTGTTATCAATCAAAGGTTTAACGCCTTGCTTGTATTCCAGTTCTGATATATGCAATCGAAACACTAGCTCATCTAATGAGCCATCAAAAACACCATCTTTTGATTCACTTGCTAGCAACCAAAGCATTGGTGCAAGCGCTTTGCTAGCAATAGGCAAGCGCATAAATGATCTGTCGTTTAACAAATCACGATGAAGTTTTATCCAAGGGGGACAACGGTCTTTGTAGTGCTGAAAGACCGACCAATTTTTTGGCTGCAAAAGCATATTATTTCCACTTAAAAAACCACTTAATAGAAACTGCGGCAGGGGAGGAAGTGGTAACCCTTTTCGGAACGGGGATCAATCCGTTCCTAGCCGTGTTTCAAACAATCTTACTCGATAAACCAATCAGGACGCAACACCATCAATTGATAAAGCCGCCCAGTTGGGATGGTTTTCCAGTTATGTACTGCTGCCCTGGTGATGCCCAATATCCTAGCAAGCTCACTCTGTGAGCCAGCCAATGTGATAGCTTTTTGTTTGTCCATTTTTAAAGTATAGCAAAATAAACATTTAGCAATTTGCAAAAATACAACACTTAAAAATATTTTTATAAAAGTCTTAAATGGCGTATAGAAATCTATACAATAGCGTCATGCCCTGAACTTCTCGGGGTCTTTTTAAGGCACAAAATGATCGACTACAAACTCCGCTACCACTTTGATGAATACGTCACTTATGACGAGGGTTTAACCATTGAAAAAGTCAAAGTCGGCTATGACTACTACCCCGCAGAAATCAATATGCCGCATGACCACAATTCAAAAGAAATTTACGATGTGTTTGTTTACAACTTAAAGGGTGATGACATTTCTTGCGATCTGCCTGCATCTGAGTTTGAACACATCATGTCTGAAACCAAGATTCACCACGCTCGTATGTTAAAAGAACAAAATGAAATCTAAAATTATTCAAACCCTGATTGAGTGGACATTGGCAATCGTCATCTTTGGCGGTTGGGGCGTTTTATTAGCATGGAGAGGTTAAAAATGAGCAATACAAGAGCATTCCCATTAACTTATACAGATTCTTTTTCAGGTGAAGAAGTTTCTAATTACGGCATGACTTTGCGTGATTACTTTGCGGCTAAAGCAATGCAAGCAATCATAAGTGACCCTGAAACACAAATGAGTTATCACGAAATTGCAATTCGTGCTTTTGAATATGCAGAAGCAATGTTAGAGGTAAGAAATAAATGATTGAACACCTAAAAGATTATTTCCGCTTGCCATCAGCCAAAGAACTAGCGGCTAAAGAACTTGAGACAGCCCAACGCAAGCTGTTAGACGCTCTTAGCGCACAGGAATATGCAAAGCGCATGGCTGACTACCACTCAGACCGAATTAAACGCCTTACGGCTTATTTAAAGGATGAATCATGACTATTGCAAACTTGCTGGCGCTCAACGTCAACGAACATACAGAGAAAAAAGCCAATCTGACTTATCTGTCATGGGCTTGGGCATGGGCTGAAGCACTTAAAGCAGATGCAAAGGCCACGTTCAAAGTAGAAATGTTTGGTGACAAATGCTACATGGACATCAACGGCACAGCAATGGTCTGGGTGACTGTCACTATGTTTGACAAGCCAATGACTTGCCAGCTACCCGTGATGGATCACCGCAACAAAGCCATTCAGAGTCCTGATGCCTTTCAAGTCAACACCGCCATCATGCGCTGCATGACTAAGGCACTTAGCTTGCATGGTCTTGGCCTGTACATCTACAACGGTGACGATCTGCCCTCTTTCATAGAGCCTGAGTCAACCATTGATCCAGATAGCATGACAGACTTGTTCCTAGCCATCCACAACGCCACAACACAAGATGAATTGAAGCTGGCCTACAAGATAGCCTATGCAGCTTGTGATGGTGACAAAGCCTGGCAGATAAAAGTAATTGCAGCAAAAGATGAAGCAAAGGGGAAATTATGATAGTCCAAGGCACAGACGAATGGTTTGCGGCACGAATTGGTAAAGTCACCGCCTCACGGGTAGCTGACGTTATCGCCAAGACCAAAACGGGCTACTCATCAAGTCGAGACAATTACATGGCTCAACTTATTTGTGAGCGCTTGACTAACCAAAAAAGTGAAAGTTTTACTAATGCTGCTATGCAACATGGCACAGAAACAGAACCTTTGGCTAGAGCCGCTTACGAGGCGCTCAAAGACGTTTTAGTTGATGAAGTGGGGTTTATACCTCACCCAAAGATTTTAATGGCTGGTGCGTCCCCTGACGGGCTTATTGGCGACAATGGATTGCTAGAAATCAAATGCCCCAATACTGCAACACACATAGACACGTTGTTGTCTGAAACTGTGCCAGGCAAGTACAACACGCAAATGCAATTTCAAATGGCTTGCACAGACCGTGAATGGTGTGACTTTGTGTCTTTTGACAATCGTCTGCCCACAGAACTTCAATTGTTTGTTAAACGTGTCCCAAGGGATACTGTGTTTATCAGGCTAATCGAGGGTGAAATTGTCCAATTTATTGCTGAACTGGACGATAAAATTAACAAACTTATGAAAGTCAAGAATGTCTAAACTATACGAAATTACTGTATCTGTTGGTAAATACACCAAAGACGGTCAAGAAAAAACCCGCTATCAAACTATTGGCTCAGTTATTGAAACTAAAAATGGCCCAATGTTGAAGTTAGACACCTTGCCTTTAACAGATGTGGGCGGCTGGAACGGTTGGGCTTATCTAAACACACCAAAGCTCAAAGAGGACTACAAAGGTTTGCCAAAGGACGATGACGATTTGCCGTTTTAATTTACGGGGGGAAAGCTGTGCAAAGGTTAATCCTAGCTTGCGGACGAGCAGTTAGTACCCCCACCAACAAGGAGTAATCATGGACTATAGAGACGCATTTAAACAAATTTTTTCCATACCCGACTTTCCAAGAGTTAGGGCAAATGATCCTCTTACATCGTTTGAGGCAGCAGATTTAATTAAAGAAGTTGCCCCACAACACCACCAAGTTATTTTTGATTGCCTCAAGTTTTACGGGCCGTTGGGCAAAGATGGCATTTCAGCTATGACAATGCTAGACCCAAATCAAGTTGCTAGGCGCTTAAACGAAATGAAAGTGCTTGGCTTAATAGAATTGACTGGTAACACGGTCAAATCAAACTCACAAAGGAATGAAAGAGAATGGCGCTGTATCCACTCGGTTTAAATTTTAACCAACCAGTTCACCAATACAAATGCTGCAACAAATGCGACCAAGACAAACCACCAGAGGGCGGGATTGACATGGGTCACAAATGGATTTGCCAAACTTGTTGGATTGCCAGAACTACGGGTAAACACTTACGACAAAATCAAGTAAGCACAATTTAGCCATTTCGTTTTTTAGACACAATTACAATTTAATATTGCATTGCAACAATTGGTTGCGTAAGGAGTACACCATGAAATTTGAAATGAATATTGGTTATATTGAAAATGAGAAAATTACAATTGAAACATGGGATTTTGAGAAAATTGAAATCATCAAGTCTTTTGTTGAGTTTCAAGAAGAACATGGATGGGCAGTTGACTATGAAGCAATTGACCTTGATGCGGATGAGTTTGAAGAAGACGCAGCAGAAGAAGTCATAGCCGCTGGTTTAGACGATAGCGAATAACTGTATCCTATAAGCTACTTTGCCAACAGATAAAGCCCCACATTGCTAAATGCGTACCCTGCGTAAACAATAGCCATGTGTGGGTTTTCTTTCCAAAGCTGCTCACCCGCAATATAGGCGTAAATAGCCCCCGTCAATATAATTAACCAAGCACTCAAAACGCACCTACGTCAATTACTTGGCCCCTGA